AAGGAACGCAGCAGCAAAGATAAGGCAGCGTCCCGGGCGGACTGTCATGATAACGCGTGACAACAAGCCCATGCCTGGTGGCGCGAGAGCGCTTGACAACGAGGCATACCAGCTGTGGCTTGAGAAGCATGTAGCAGACGATGATGATGGAACAAACGGGCTCTCTGGCTGATAATTGGTCCTGTGTCGGCCGCTGACGTCAACAGACCCATCCTGCTCGTCGATGCGTTGAACTTATTCCTGCGTCACTATGCTCGTAATCCGAGCATGTCTGTCCATGGGCACCACATGGGTGGCACCGTCGGCTTCTTGAACTCAATGAGGGACCTTGTGGGCCTCGTGCGGCCCAAGCAGACGTTCGTCATCTGGGAGAGCGGTGGCAGCGTCCGCAAGCGGGCCATCTTTCCTGGCTACAAGTCAGGACGAAAGCCCATGCGACTGAACCGCTTCTATGAGGATGACATCCCTGACTCTGTCACTAACATCGACGTGCAGAAAGTCGCACTCTCTAGGCTGTTGCCGCACCTCGGCGTGTGTCAGGTCCTTGGCGACGGTTGCGAGGCTGACGATGTCATCGGCTACCTGTGTCGTAACACATTCGTCTCACAGCGAAAGCTGATCGCGTCGTCTGATAGGGACTACTACCAGCTTCTAGATGATGAGACGACAGTCTACTCATGGTCGTCGAGGCGCTTTGTGGGTCCGAAGGATGCTCTGGCTGAGACTGGCATAGCACCCCACAACTTCGTCACTGCCAAGGCGGTCTGCGGTGACCCAAGCGACTGCGTCCCTGGCGTCAGGGGCGCGGGCTTCAAGACGTTGGTGAAGAGGTTCCCAGCGCTTGGGACGGATGCAGATGTCAGCGTCCAAGACCTGATCGACATGGCCGCTGCGTATGGTCCTGGCGCTCCCAAGGTGGTAAAGAGCATTATTGAGAGCGCCGATGTGATTAAGAGGAACCACCGCGTTATGTATCTAGACGTCAGCAACCTGGCTGCCCTGCAGGTCCGCAGGATAGACGCTGTTGTTGGTTCATTCGTGCCCTCAAGAGATAAATTAAAGCTGATGCGTGGGTTGATAGATGAAGGCCTTCCCGCGTATGACGCACATGACCTATTCTCAGCCTTTTTATAACCCAACTAGAACATGCTGATGCATGTTGGAGTCCGTTGATGTCCATAAATGCGCCCTCGTCTGAGTCGTTTGGTAGCTTTGGGAAGCCGTTCCAGGAGCGTGTGGTCCAAGCACTGCTGTCTGACCACTCTTGGTCGCAACAGATGATGGAAGTTTTGCGACCGGAATACTTCGATGTGGGACACTTGAGATTCCTCTTTGAGCTGTATTCAAAGCACTACAGCATGTATAAGTCGTTTCCATCGCTGCAGCTGCTGGCCACCATGGCGCGTGATGAGCTGAAGGAGGGCAACGACGAGGTCCTGTGCCACCAGATCGTCGCTTACCTCCAGGGTATAAGGTCGAACCCGAACGTCAATGACCTGCCCTACGTCAAGGACAGGTCGCTCAACTTCTGTCGGAACCAGGCGCTCAAGGAAGCGCTTGAGGAGGCTGTTGACCTCACACGTGAGGAGCGCTATGAGGAGATAGTCGGACGCATCAAGGCTGCGATCACGGTCGGGACGCCCAACACGACGGGACATGACTTCTTCGAGGACTTCGAGGCGCGGTTCCAGGTCGAGGACAGGACTGTCGTGCCAACGGGCATTCCCGCTCTCGATGCAAGGGAGATAATGAACGGAGGCCTAGGCAAGGGAGAGATAGGAATTATCATTTCTCCGACAGGGGTAGGTAAGAGCCACTTCCTTGTCCAGATAGGCGCCAATGCGATGCGTGCTGGAAAGAACGTCCTCCACTACACGTTCGAGCTTCGTGAGAACAAGGTGGGCATCAGGTATGACTCGAACTTCTGCGGCATCTCAGCGACAGACGTGCCGACTGAGCGCGACTACGTCAAGAAGAAGTATGAGGGCCTGAAGGGTCTCGGTCGTCTGATTATCAAGGAGTATCCCACGAACAGTGCGACCGTCGTGACGCTCAGGGCGCACATCGAGAAGCTGGCTATCACCAAGGGCTTCATCCCAGATGTCATCATCGTTGACTATGCTGACATCATGAGGTCGACGCGGCAGTACGACAGCCTCAGGCATGAACAGAAGCTAGTCTATGAGGAGCTGCGCGGGCTGGCCATGGACATCGGCATACCTGTTTGGAGTGCCTCCCAGAGCAACCGCGACAGCACCGACAGCGACGTCGTGGGCCTTGACAAGATTTCAGAGGCATTCGGAAAGGCGATGGTCTGTGACTTCATCGTCTCATTGTCACGGAAGCCGCTGCAGAAGGCGAATGGGTTGGGAAACCTCTTTGTCCCTAAGAATAGGCTGGGAAAGGACGGCGTCCTATTTCCTGTCAGGCTAGATACGGCCCGCTCCATCCTTGAGGTGCTTGACAACAACATAGACCTTGAAGAGTTCCAAAAGACACGCGACAACTCAATGAAGCAGCTGCTCCGTGACACGTGGAATGAGCTGGCTGAGGACAGGCTCATTGAGCGTGATGGCAACGACGGCAGCAAGAAGGCGGTGAACGGCGGGGAGGAATAGCATCTTGGTGGGCTTTGATGAGGCGTTTAGGGCATCGCTTGGGTATTTCAACGGGGATGAGATAGCTGCTGAGAAGTTCGTAAAGAAATACGCGCTGCGTGATAGGGCTGGTGACTACAAGGAGCTCACGCCGGCTGACATGCATCGTCGTCTTGCGCGTGAGTTCGCAAGGATTGAGAAGAAGCATCCCAATCCGATGTCGGAGGACGAGATATTCGACCTCCTAGACAGGTTCAGATATGTTATCCCGCAGGGCAGCCCGATGTCAGGCATCGGAAACACGTATCAGGTGCAAAGCATATCTAACTGTTTCGTCATCCCGCCCCCACTAGACTCATATGGGGCTATCCTGAACGCCGACCAGCAGCTTGTCCAGATAATGAAGCGACGGGGAGGCGTGGGCCTCGACATCAGCGGCATCAGGCCCAAGGGACTATCAACAGAGAACGCTGCAGAGACGACGGACGGTATCTGCATCTTCATGGAGCGCTTCTCAAACTCGTGCCGTGAGGTTGCGCAGGGTGGAAGAAGGGGCGCGCTCATGCTCAGCATCAGCTGTCACCATCCACAGGTGCGCGACTTCATAAACATCAAGCGTGACCTCAGGAAGGTTACCGGCGCGAACGTCTCAGTCAGGCTCACGGATGAGTTCATGAGGGCTGTCGAGGCAGGTACGACCGTGCAGCTGCGTTTCCCTGTGGATGCACAGGGTGATGACATTACAGTCAGCACAGACGTTGACGCCCGCGGGTTGTGGGACGAGATGATTGCATCGGCCCATGAGTGTGCTGAGCCTGGGCTCATGTTCTGGGACACGATAATATCTCGGTCACCGGCAGACATCTACGCTGATGAAGGGTTCAGGACGACATCATCTAACCCATGTGCTGAGCTCCCGCTGGGAAATGATAGCTGCAGGCTGATGGTCGTGAACCTCATGTCATTTGTCGATGGGCCCTTCACAGAGGATGCTGCTTTCGATTGGAATAAGTTCAGTGATGTTGTGATGAAGGCGCAGAGGCTGATGGATGACATTGTCGACCTAGAGGTCGAGTGCATAGACCGCATCATCAGGAAGGTCGATGATGACCCAGAGCCTGAGCACATCAAACGCGTTGAGCTTGACATGTGGAGGATGTTCAGGGACACGGCTGTCAGGGGACGCAGGACTGGGCTGGGACCCACGGCTGTCGGTGACATGCTGGCAGCCCTGGGCATTCGTTACGGCTCAGATGCATCGATAGAGCTGGTGGAGCGCGTATACAGAGAGCTTGCGCTTGCGTCGTACGTGTCATCAGCGCAGCTTGCTGCTGAGCGCGGCGCATTCGCTGTCCATGACTATGAGCGTGAGAAGGACCATGTCTTCATGCGCCAGCTATTTGATGCAGACCCAGGGCTTGAGGATGCTGTCAAGAAGCACGGACGCAGGAACATCGCTTGCAACACGACCGCGCCCTGTGGGACTGTGTCCCTGATGACGCAGACGACATCAGGCATCGAACCTGCCTTTCTCTTGCAATACACGCGTCGCACCCGGGCCCTTGAGGGTGAGAAGGCCAGCTTTGTGGATGACACAGGCGATGCATGGAAGGAGTTCGATGTGTTCCACCACGGCTTTAAGAAGTGGATGGACGTGACAGGGCTATCAGACGTAAAGCAATCACCATACTGGGGTGCTACAAGCGCTGACATCGACTGGAGGGCCAAGATACGCCTTCAGGCTGCTGCGCAGAGGTGGGTGGATCACAGCATAAGCAATACTACAAACATCCCAGAAGACACGTCCATCGATGTAACACGTGACATCTATATGGAAGGGTGGAAATCTGGCTGCAAGGGAGTTACTGTCTATCGCGAGGGTTCCCGCTCGGGCATCCTTGTCAAGAAGGACGCCTTCAAGCAGCATAGCGCACCGAAGCGTCCGCAGGAGCTTCCGTGCCACATCCACCACATGCAAGTGAAGGGTGAGGCGTGGACCGTGCTTGTTGGGCTCCTTGACGGCAAGCCATATGAGGTCTTCGGTGGCCTCGCGCGGTTCGTTGAGATACCCAAGAGATACACTGACGGCATCCTCATAAAGCATCCGAGGAAGACGACGAACTCGATATACGACCTGCAGTTCGGCTTCAACGGTGACACGGTGACAGTGAAGAACATCGTTGAGGCGTTCGACAACCCGAACCACTCAGCCCTGACGCGCATTCTCTCGTTGGCCCTCAGACACGGTGCGAGCATAAATTACGCTGTTGAACAGCTGCAGAAAGACAAGAATGCTGATGTTTTCTCATTTGCGAAGTGCATCGCGCGTGTCCTCAAGACATACATTGAGGATGGGACATCGACAGCAGCGCTCAAGTCATGCCCACAATGCAGCGGTGAGAAGTTCGCATACGTTGAGGGATGCGTGAGCTGCAGCGCCTGCGGATGGAGCAAGTGCGGGTGATTAACATCCNCCTGTCTTACACGTAATGTCTAGCGTATGNGAATTGGTTGGATGCGATTTCAGGTCGCATGGAACGTAAAATACGTAAAGTTCATTAGCTACGTCGAGGGATTGCTTCCTAAGCCGCATTGGCGTGAGCTATCAAAGAAGGAGCGCCCCTGGCCCTTGCCTCATGACGGTCTTAGAGGCACCAACGATGTGATGCATGAGCTCAATGAGCTCAATATGGCACGCAAGAAGCTGGTGGTCCCGTGGCCCAGGCTGAAGGTATTCCTGTTCAGGGCCAAGACCAGCGCGCAGAAGCGTTTGGCTGAACTGGAGGTTAGACTCTTTGATTGGGCTGTGTTCAGCAGCAGAAGGTACGGGGGTGTGCTTGACTTTCCGCTGAACATCCCTAACTTTGAGTTCATGGCTGAGAGGTGGTGCACGATGGCGTTCTCAGCTTCTCTGCCCACTGCAAAGAAGGCTGCGCCTGTCAAGGACAACGTGGTTGACTCATTCTGGAGAACGCTCGATAAGAGCAATGACATGAACAAGTTAAAAGAGCTTGACATGATGTTGTCGTCTGATGACAAGCTACGCACGCTTCAAGAGCATGTTAAGAACGCGGGGAGGATGAAGAATTGAGAACGACGAAGCATGATGAACGATTTACACGTAGACGACCATTATCACGGGACCAGCTCACAGATCTATCAGAGCCTAAGGCTCCATTCGTCCACACGCTGATCGTTGTGAAGGTCGATGTCAGGTCTGTTCCGCACGAACAGATAGGGAGCTACATGGACGAGGTGAGAAAGCACATCGTTGATGATGGCATGCACGATCAGGGCTTCAGGTTCTTCTTCCTGCCCATCAAGGACGGACCCACCACACTCACAGCGATTGAGCTGTCAAAGGGTTTCTCAGCGACAGCCTAGCGATGCAGCAGTATCTTCAGGTCATCCGTGATGTCCTGAGCAGGGGCACACGCAAGGAGAACAGGACAGGCGTAGACACGCTCAGCACGTTTGGGCTCCATTATGACGTTGACCTCCGTGATGGGTTCCCTCTGTTGACCACAAAGAGGATGCCGTGGAAGAGCGTCGTGATGGAGAACCTCTGGTTTCTCTCGGGTGCGTCTGACATAGACTTCCTTAGGAAGCACGGCATCACGTTTTGGGACCCGTGGGCAGATGAGAACGGTCGCATTCCAAGCGCGTATGGCAGCTTCTGGCGTAACTTTCCTGTGCATACACCGAGTGGCCAACCCGGCGTCCGCGACCAAGTGGCATGGGTGTTGGAGGAGCTGCGACGCAACCCGATGAGCAGGAGGCTTGTCATCAGCGCCTGGGCGCCGGGCAACGCAATGACGAGCGCATTGCCTCCCTGTCACCTACTGTTCATCTTCAACGTCCAGAACGAGCCCTGTCGATGTGTGTGTCATCTTTCAAACAACATCATTCTGCATGATAGGGCATGCTGTAACAACGGGACAGAGCGCGTGTTGAACCTACACCTTACCCAGCGTAGCTGCGACGTCACGCTTGGCTTGCCATTCAACCTTGCAGGATATGCATTCCTGCTTGAGCTGTTTAGCAGGTTCAGCGGTCTCACGGCTGGAAGGTTCTCACACACGCTGGTTGATGCACACATCTACACATCGAAGCCCGATGGCAGCATGGCTGAGTACGACCACGTCCCAGGCCTGCAGGAACAGCTGCAAAGGGAGCCCCTGAAGCTTCCCAAGCTTGCAATCTCCAACAACATCAGATCGTTAGAAGACGTGGAAAAGCTCTATGATGCTGATGCTGGGACGATCATGTCGAAGTTCACACTCATCGGATACGATGCGCACCCAGGCATCCAGTTCCGCGTAGCTGTGTAAATGGCGCATGATGCATGCTACAATGATGACATGCATAAGTTTGTCATCATCGGACTAGTCAGCTGTTTTGTATATTTTGGCTTGTCACTCTATGGAAGTCAGGGTGCGGCTGTTTTTGCAGTGCTTGGGCTTGCTGTTGCTTTGCCCGTGCTGTTGTCTGGCTCGAACAAAACATCATGATAAACATCAATCTAGGTTTCATCTTTGACGCAGCGGGTGACCTGAAGAACCACAGGAGCCTCCTGAAGGTCTGCCTCAATCCCTTCCTTCGTTCACAGGGTTGGGAGATTGTGTCTTTCATCTCAGATAGCGGACGATTTGAGGGATACGCGCTGCAGAGATGCGCGACGATACCTGTCATCCTAGGGATGAAGTGCTCATGGGAATATGAGCTGCTGCCTGGTGATTTCAGGCTGGCTGTGAGGACCATCCTGTGATAGGTCTTATCGTTGCGGCCACACACGATGGCATCATAGGCGTGGACGGAGGAATACCATGGCACTATGCTGGTGACATGCGTCGCTTCGCTTGGATCACGACGGGCTCCACCGTCATCATGGGTCGTCTGACATGGGAGAGCCTGCCTAAGAGGACCGACCCTCTCCCTGGGCGCAGGATCATCGTGGTGACATCGAGTTCGGACCTAGGTAACCCTAAGGCAGAGGCGTTCAAGTCCCTTGATGAGGCTCTGGGGAGCTCTGAGGGTGATGTGTGGTTCATTGGCGGTGAGAGGATATACAGGGATGCCCTAGAGCGAGGCATCGTTGACCTGGTCGATGTCACGCGCGTTCCTGACGGCATCGTGCCCGCACCGGGCTCACGGGTCGCACGGTTCGACATCAAGCCGTTTGAGGACCTATACCACGTTCCTGTTGAGGTGGAGCATCCTGAGCCAGGATTAAGGACAGTCCGCTACGCTAGGGCCGACCACGACGCGAATGAGGCCATCCAGGGACGTATATCGCGTATGGAGAGGGTGCTCTTTGACATCAAGCGTGACATGAAGAGGGCCGCTGAATACAAGGGTGTGGAGGCATGGCCCTGTCCCATGTGCACATACAGCAAGGGAAAGTTTATCACTAGCTGTGAGATGCACAGGCAGATCCGCGAGCTGCATGATCGTGTAAGGGAGCTTGAGAGCAATCCTCAAGCAGGGTCCTTTGATGCGTCATAGAGAGCGAAGCCTCATTCGTCTGTTAGGCTGGCGAAATGTCATTAGGTTGCCGCTTGTGGCAATCTTCTGGGCAATAGCATGGTTGTTGGGTGTGGTGTTTAATGTGCTCGATCGGCTAAAACAAGCGCTCAAGAAGCGCTAGGATTATAAGCATGGGTCTGCTTCTCGCGATAGAAGGAACAGACGCGAGTGGTAAAAATACACACTCGCGTTTACTTGAACAACGTTTCAAGGAGGTGGATGGAACACGCGTCAGACGCTTCAGCCTTCCCATCTATGAGAGCGTGACGGGAGAGATGATACTTGGGCATCTCAAGGGGCACTGGAGCGTCGACGTGCACGTTGAGGCCGTGCAAGAGGCAGAATACATGCACGATCCGGGGTCATATCTCTTCCAGTGCTGTCAGCTCGTGAACAGGCTTGAGTGCATGCCCGCGGGTCTCTGGAGGCAGGGACGTGATGATGTCTTTATAGCTGACAGATACATTGCGTCTGCGTATGCATACGGTCTGGCGAAAGGGCTCAACAGGGACTGGCTGCTGAGGACGCATAGGTCGCTGCCTCAGCCCGACCTGACCATTTTGCTAGACATCCCAGTCGAAGAGAGTTTCGATAGACGTCCCGAACGACGTGATAACTATGAGAACGACGTTGCGTTCTTGAGGCGTGTGCGTGAATGCTACCTTGATATCTTTTCAACATTGGGCCCAACGTACGTGGTCATAGATGCCTCAGGGACCGTCGAACAGACGCACTTCCGTATTCTAGACTGCGTGCATGCAATGGTCGATGAGAGGCCCGATCTGGCCCATCTCTTAGACTGATGCATGTCACATGCGTCGTTCATCATTGGGTTCACGGGAACAAGCACCGCATTGACGCTACCACAGCTGGAAAGGCTTACAAGCCTGTTGGAGGCGCTAAAGCATCGCATCAATGAGCCCGTTACTGGGCTGCATGGCGACTGTGTGGGCGCAGACGCATGCTTCGACGCGATATGTGAGCAGCTGTGCATCCCAAGGACATGCTACCCATGCACAATCTCTGGCATGAGGGCTGGAACGTCTGCACGCCAGCTTCTAGAACCCCAGGCGCCGTTGGTCAGGAACAGGATGATAGCTGCTGAATGTAACATCTTGATCGCATGTCCCAAAGAGAGCGATGAAGTGGTGAGGTCAGGGACATGGTCAACTGTCAGATACGCGCGACGGGCAAAGAAACCGATTGTGATAGTCAGACCTGATGGCGGGTTCGTCGTCGAAGGGCATTGTGCATCTATCTCCAGCAATGTGTTAGGATAATCACATGTTTACAAAGAGCATGAGGGCTCCTGACAGCTTTGCCTCACGCATGAAGGAGTATGAGACCACTGCGCAGCAGATGTTGCTTCGCCGGACGCCTGTCATCATGAGGATGGATGGGAAGGGCTTCAGCAGGCTCACGCGTGGGATGAAGAAGCCCTTTGACGAGGACCTTGCAGCATGCATGTACGCTGCTGCGCTTAGGGTGCTGGCGGAGGCACAGAACGTTCGCCTTGCGTACGTCCAGTCGGATGAGATATCACTGCTACTGACGGACTTTCGTCAGCTTGGGACTGAGCCCTGGTTTGGAAACAGCGTGCAGAAGCTGTGCTCCGTCGGTGCAGCCCTCACGACGACGGGCTTCTGTGAGATGTTCATGCAGAGGTTCGCTGAGCTATGTCGTCCGGGAAGGCTGCCAGTCTTTGACGCCCGTTGCTTCAACCTCCCGCGCGAGGAGGTGACGAACTACTTCGTCTGGAGGCAGCGTGACTGTGAGCGTAACAGCGTGTCGATCACGGCGCAGACGCACCTTCCACACAAGGAGCTGCAGGGATTGAACAGGACGCAAATGGTTGAGCTGCTGCGTCTCAAGAGCGGCGTGGAGTGGGATGCCTTGCCGACGGCGTTCAAGTCAGGCGTTGTGTTCACGCGTGAGCTCGTCTCGTGGGAGGGCCAGGGCTCAACCACGCGGGCGAGATGGACGTTGGCGGATGCGCCTGTGTTCAGCCATAAGCGTGACTTCATCGAGAGGTTCCTGCGCGAAGAGGAGGACAGGGTATGATATATGCGTGCAGACAAGGCATACTATACGGCCAGCTAGACATATCCCATGACTGTTGTGAGCTGGTCGAGGGTCACGATGGATTGCACTGGAATGAGAAGGTTGGCTTCTTCAACTTGAACATTGAGCAATCTCCAGGGCATGCGCCTAAGGCTACAGTGGAAGAGCTGTGGTGCAGAAAATGTGAGGGTAGTGGGACAGTCTGGGATGACGAGGACGAAAAGAAGCGCACATGCAGGGGCTTAGGTGTCATCAGGCCTAGGCAACATTCTATCTGAGACCAATGGTCAGATACGTAAGGCAGTCCGACAAGTATTCGTGCGGGCCTACGGCGATAATCAACGCGATAAAGTGGGCGGGCTACAGCTATCCGTCTAGGGACAACCTCATGTTTGTTGCCAGGGCATGCAGCTCCTCGTATGAGTTTGGGACCGAGGAGGCTGACCTTGAGCGTGTGCTTAGGCAGCTCACATGTGGGTTCTTGCGTGTGAGGAAGCGATGCCGTCCGACGATCGATGAGCTTGCGCGGCACGTTGCGAAGCCCGACTGCGCTGCGATCGTCCTCTACTACCGCTCAAGCGACCCCAGCGGTCCTGGGCACTACACACTCATGACAGACGCCGACGCTGGACATGTCATCCTGGTGAATGACACGACGCATGAGACAGTGACGAGGAGCCCCAGATGCCTCTTTAGCCTTAGGCTGCGAAACATGAGGGACGACAGGAGGTCATTTCCTCAGGCTTGGCTGCTCCGCAGGTATGCATAAACATGTGAGCCTTTCCGGGTGATAATCGCTGCATGGCCACTAGAAAGGTATACAGACTGTCTGACAACGTAATTGCACAGATCGTGAGGCTGATACAGTTCGGCATCCTGTCTGGGACTGACGTGAGCGACCACTTTAGGCAGCTTGTGCTTGAGCCCGATGTCATCCGACCAGGCTTCCTAGCGTTGACGCCGGAATACAAGGAAAAGGAGGCACGTGATGTTGAGACGATGTTTGAGCAGCTTGATGAGCTGATGGCGTCGAACCCAGACATCAATGGTGTGCCTGATGATAACTGAGACAGACCTCTTTAGGAGGATGTGGCAGATGCAGGAGGACTTCATGTTCCGTCTGAGGGAGCATGGTCTCATCGGGACGCACCATCAGAGTGATTTTGTGTGGCCCCTTGACCTGTCAAAGCGCTCCAGCCAGCTTGAGCTTAAGGATGTCGCGTTCAATTCAATGAGCGAGCTGTTTGAGGCGATCCAGCATCTGAAGAACGCAAAGAAGCATCGCCAGACCGAAGTCGGCCACGTCGATCGAGAAGCATTCATAGAGGAAGCAGTTGACTCATTCAAGTTCTTCCTTGAGTTTCTCATCTTTGCGGGCATCACGCCGGATGAGTTCTTCGATGCCTATGCAAAGAAAGATGCCGTGCTTCACAGAAGGATAGATGAAAAGTATTAGGGCTGCATGGGCTACTTAATGTAGATGCACAGACGAGTAGCCGTCATTGTTCTCTCATCATTCTTGCTCTCTTCATGCTCAGCATTTCAACTTACATCACATAGCTACACACCCCCTGAGATGCCCGCTGGCGTCATGGCAGCCGTGCCCCAGGTGGTCAATGGCAGGCCCGATACATTCGCTGTGATAGTTGGACTGAACACTGAGGAGTATCATCGTGGAAACATCTCACTTGCGTATCAGGTCATGATTGAACTTGGGTTGAAAAGGAAGGACATCTTCATTCTGGATGTCGCATCTGAGCTACCCTACTTTCCCAAGACTGACACAACATCGCGCGCCTCAATGGACATGCTCTTTACATCGCTCGCGCGCATCATTGAGCCCCATGATGAGCTGATTGTCTACATGACAGGACATGGTGTGTTGGATGAGGATGGACAGGCTGCGCTGATGTTGAACCCGGCTGAGCGCATGCCTGCTGATGAGTTCATCATGCATCTGGACTCAATTGACGTCTCTGCTGGACTGCTGTTCGTAGACCAATGCTACTGGGGTCCAAGGCATGTGCCCTCAGGATGCAGCTGGACGACCGTCACAACAGCGCGTGAAGGTCAGGTCACATCGGCCGCGACGTTCCCCCGTGCACTTTGGGGCGCTTTACGTGCAGGGTTGCGTCCGATCAGGGCAGCTTTTGACAGGGCTGTGCGTGATGATAGAGGTTCAACGTTAGGTCTCAATAGTCCCGTGTTGTCTGCACAAACGTGCGGAGAACCCTTGAGCATAATGCGTTAGCATGCACCCTTGAGGCGGTGCATTCTTACACGCTTGTTGTGGTATGATGCCTATTGAATGAGACATCTGCTTTCGTTCGGTGTGGGCAGCCTGCTGTTTTACATCCAGCCCCTCATGCGGACGAGTTGCATGCGGTTGCTCTTGTATTACGACGCCCTTGGTGAGGCGAACGTGCTAGATGAGCATGGAGCCACGTTTCGTCTATACCCAGACGAAAGCTACTATAGGCTCCTGTGTGGACCGGAGGACATGGAATGAGCTGGTGTGATAAGTTTGCCCTGCAGTTTGGTAACTTCACCTGGGACCAGCTTCGTCCGGGTGACCTGCTGTTGTTCGACAGCGAATCTGATGCCAGCTCGCTCAGGATGTTCATGGGGTTTGAGAGTGGTCAGCCCAGAGCGTTGTTCTTCCATGACACGGTTGGGACATTATCAATGAACGTCGAATACTATTCTCTGATAGAGAGGATGCCTACGGATGACAATGACGTTTAGCTGGAGCTCACTTAAAATGGGCAGTTTGCTTGTCTATACCAAAGCACCTGCACAGCGCACACGTCTTAGGTTGTTCTTAGGCTTCAATGATGACGGTGACTGTCAAGCGTTAGATGAGTTAGGTGAGATGGTTTCGCTTGCACACTATGAGTACGTCTATGGATTGCTGTGCGAGGGGGTCGAATGATGTCCAGGCCGTGGTTGAGCGCTGAAGAAGCTCGCAGTCTTCCACATGGAGGCTTCAGGTGGACAGACCTCAGGTTCGGTGACCTCCTGCTTTGGATGGAAACTCCTTCCCGTGATAGGGCTGTGACGAACTTGCGCATATTTGTGGGCATTAAGAATGGACATCCCTATGGGCTCTACTTTTCTGGCTATGTTGAGACGCTCCACAGTAACGAGACATGCTACGCATTGATCGAGAGGGTGCCCCCGCTATGAGTGCAATGCTTCCCAAGAGGTTCAGCGGATTACACGGGCATGATGGCTTCAGCATAATACTTATAGTTTATGACGATTATTCTGATAGACGGACGAAGACTGAGATTATTGTGTGATGGTTGTTCAATTGAATTTGAGAAACCAAATCATACGCATATTCGAAAAAAAGAAAGACACTTTCATTCTAACGACTGTTTTAATCAATTTCAAAAAAGAAATAAGAAAAACATTAGAAATAAAATATGTGCGTATTGTGGAGAGCATTTTTATGATGATTCAAAACGTCCTGATGCTGGAACTTGTTGCTCAAAGGAACATTCATACGCGTTAATGTCGAAGACTAGACATGAACGAGGAAGTTACAAGCAGACAGAGGAACAAAATCGAAAAAGAGTTGCAACAATTCGAACTAGGCATGGAAGCTTTGCTGCATGTCAAACTCAAGATAGTAGGAAGAAATGTTCTGAGCGATCGAAATTAGCTTGGCACTTGGGTTTGATGGAAAAGTTAGAAAAAGCATGTTTAATCAAATACGGCGTTACGCACTGGATGAAGACTGAAGAAGGCCGAGCGATGGCGTCTAAATTACACCTAGGGAGAGTTCATACGGATGAAACTAGGCGTAGGATGTCAATCTCTGCAGGAAAGCGAGTCAGAACAAAAAGAGAGACGAATTATACGTCAGCTAAGGGCGGAATTAGAGAAGACTTAAATCAGTATTTTCGAAGTAATTGGGAAGCAAATTATGCAAGAATTCTTAATCTTGAGAACAAGGTATGGAAATATGAGGTTAAAACATTTCAACTAAGCGAAGGCTCATATACACCCGATTTTTGGATAGAGGATGATAACACTTTTGTTGAAATAAAAGGTAGAAGCACTGCGCTTCAAAAGTTTCAACTATTTTGTAAAGAATTTCCTAGCATTAAGATAAAGCTTATTGATGCAGCTGAGTACGTAAAGTTGCGTAAGCAGTATAAAGACATAATAATCTGGGAAGGAAAATAAATGAAGATAGGAGGGCTAGAGAAGTCACGTGATGTGAATGTTCCGCAAAAATTTAGCGGACTTCATGCTCACGATGGCTTCTCTTAAATAAACTGTGTTTGATGGATTGGGTGAGCCCAAGGAACACTTTGACTTCGTCATCAAGAACACTCAGGATGAGGCTTATCCAGCAGCGCT